TTGCACTATTTGAGGATTAAATTTTTGTGATAAATAAAAAGCTAAACCAGATACCATACACGGTACAAATCTGTAAGGAACATCTGTTGCATCTGTATAAGTAGAGTCTACGTCTTGTATTCTTTTTACAAAATAAATATGAACAGCTTTTGCTGCATTACTAGAATCCGCTGTTGGATAAACAGTTACAACTGTTTTATCTATAAATCTTTGAACAAAATATTGAGAAGGAGTACCTTTAGATAATTTACTAGCTGATCCAGAATAAGTGGATCTGTCAATTTTTGTTAAAGCAGCATCAGCTTGACCTACAGCTGTTCTACTAGTTCTTAAAGTTGCTTCAAGAACATCTGCTACACCATAAGTATTAGCAGGATCTGTAACTGCACTTGTTCCATCACCGGTTGATCTAAACAAAGCGTATTCTGCTTGACCTTCAATAAGATCAATATCAGCTTCTCCTACTTCCCAGTAGTGTAAACCTCTATTACCCCATTCTTGAAAAAGAATATTTAAAGATCTTCTAGCTGATTTAAGCTGATTTCCAGAAGTTACTTGAATCCCAATTCGTTCATATGCCTCTGTGATTAAATCATCAACTGCGAACGTTTTGTCAAAAGTAACTGTGGCTGAAGTTGTATTGGCCATATATTACCTTCCTAATATTCTTTGATAAATTCAGCTACGATTGAATACATGTTTCCAGCATCTGCTGCGCCTGGAACCACAAAATTAATATCACCATTTGTATTAGCGTCTCTACTTGCTGGACAACCACCAAATTCTCTAAAGTCCCAATAACCTGTTCCTGTAAAACCAAGTAAAGGTCTATCACCATCTGAATCTTCAAAATCTAAACGAGCGAATGAATCTCCGCCATCTCCACCTTGAGCTGAGAACCATACTCTTTGTAATGTTCCTCTTGTTACAGCTACTCCTGCTGTATTTGCTGCCATTGCTGACACGTCAAAAAATACAGTTGTTGCACCTGTTCCGTCTGATTGATTTACTAATTTTATTACTACTCTCTTGTCGTTTTCTTGTAGGATTTCTGGTCCTGTTACTACGTCTGCCATTTTATTTACCCTCCTTAATCAAGTAAAATTTAAGTGGAGCCGAAACCCCACTCAAGTTAATTATTATTACGCTGCGAATACAAAAGTTCCAGTTGTTCCAGCACCTATAGATCTTAGTCTAGCTGACACATGCCATTTACCTGCTGTTACACATGTAAATATTATTTGTGAACCAATACTCATTAAATTAGTTGCCGCATTAGCTGGCGTATAAGTTAATCTTGTTTCGTTAGCTGTTGAAGTATCAAAAATTACTGCACTACTTGCTCTAGATTCAAATACAGAACCTGTTTCAATAACATCAGTTCCTGCACAATCAAAAATTAAAGTAGCTGTTCCACCAGTTGTATCAACTGATTGAGAATGTATTACTATAACTCCTGAAGTTGCCGCTGGTAAAGTTGTTACCTGAGCATTTGCTCCTGTGTAAGGGTTAACGTTAATACCTGCAACATATGTATTTGTACTTGCTGTAGCTTTTGCAGTTATTGTTTGACCCGTTATAGTTGGCGCAATGTTTTTAGCAAATACATTGCCTGTAAGGGTACTTGCACTTGTAACATCTAAAGTTCCACCAATTGAAGCATCAGTAGAGTAAGTAGAGTTAGTTGTAATTGCACCAGTTGATGCTGTTTTTGTTATATCAACGAAGCCATTCTCTGAACGGACTGCGCCTGTAAACGTTGTGTTTGCCATGTTATATTCCTCCTAGAATATTAAATGTAGTCCCTAGGGATGTCGACTGTATGCGTCTACATTTTATTTATTTAATATACAGTGTGATAAATATACAACAGATTTAAATAGAGTGCAAGAGATTCTGTAGTGAAAGTGGTATTTCAGTGGTGTAGCTTTTTGTTAAGTAGCTACGGAAACTTGTGGTGCAGAGTCTTCTACTTTGCTAACATGGTGTGCTAACTCAGCTTCTTTTGTCTTAATATCAGCAATTACTTGTCTGACTTTATGATCTATTCTGACCATATCAAGAGTATATCTACCCTCGTTAAGATGCTCCTGCTCCCAACTCAACTCCAGAGACCTTTTCTGTTTGTATAGGTCTTGTAAGTTTGTCATCGTTAATCTCCTCAAAGGTTAACCATTTTTTTGTCAAACTATAAAAGCCTGACTTCTCCCAATTAATATCATTTTTTCCTAGTTTGTCAAGGATTGCATTTTCGATACTATTAGAATTGTCTTCTGCCATAATTGTAAAATCGGTTATGTAACCGTAGGCAGTAATTTTAATTAAGAATTTTTTCATGAGTTTTATTTCTGTATGTTTTAAATGTGGCGGTTTTTAGACCGCCACATAAAATTAATGATTACGCTGCGCCTGGTGATCCGAAGATACCTCTAGGGTCAGATGCTCCAAATGAGTATCTCTCTCTAGCTTTGTATCTTACGTTTCCAGATTCAAAATCGCCTTCCATTGTAGTTTTAACAGGTGATCTAACAAAGTGTTTTAAACCGTTAGGTACATCTGTTTTAATGAAAAACGCATCTGTGTCAGTTAGGTAATGATTAACTGCATAGCCCTGTGGAATCATTCCCATAGAAACTACTGCGTTAATGTCATTATCTGCTGTTCCGACTCTTTGAGTAGATTTCATCAATCTTTCAGCTGTAAATTGCAGATCAGAAGGAATAATTAATTTCATTCCTCTTGCTGCTATTTTCAAGCCTCTCTCATCAGTCATAGATGCGATATCAATAAGAGCTTGCTCTAACGATGTTTCGTTAAGATCAGCTGCCGTTGATAGTTCGTTTTTGAAAGTTCCTGCAACGATTGGGTGAACAGCAGAACAAAGTTCTACTCCATCTCCAAAAGTGAAGTCACTGTCAAACGCATTGTTTAACACATTTGCCGCTTTTACTTGTTTAGTATTAGCCATAGATCTAGCTAATGCTTTTGTATATCTAGACGCAAGTCTATCATACAAATTGTCTTCAATCGCTTCTTCTGTGATTGAGAACGCTAAAGCAAGCGTTTCGTGTGTGTATCTAGCTGCAAACGTTTCTTTAGCATCGTCGTAATTTACGGCTGTGCCTTCACCTTTTACTTCCGCATTACCGAAACCTGATAACATTACTTCTTCTTCAAAAGCTCTGTCAGAGTTTTCAGTATCGAAAATTTCTGTGTGTTCATTTGCGTAGTTTTTGTATTCCAAGCCGAATAGTGCATTCAAACCTGGCTCTAGCTCTCTCGCTAGTTGTGCTCTTGATATTGCCATTTTTTTATTCTCCTATTCTAGCTATATTGCTGTTGTTAATTTAAACACATGTTCACCAGTATTAAATGCTACGAATGCATTTGCATTTGCTGAACTTGTATCATCATTCGATGGATCTGTTACGATTGATAGTTGTTTAAAACCACCTCCCGTACCACTAGTCGATGTATCTAATTCTTGAGTTGATTGTCCAGAGATAGTGCTTCCTGCTACTCCTGTAAAATCAAATGCTGAAAAGTTCATCGCTGCTGTTCCAGTACCATCATGTTGTACTTCGAAGATCAATTGAGGATCATCGTATACAATAGCTTCTAAGTCAGCTGCGTTTGTGCTAGCTGCATAGAAAGGCTTAAATGTTGGTTTTCCTGATGTTGGATCGGTATATTGCACGCCACCGAAAACACCTAATTGTTGAGTGTCTCCTGCTGCTGCTGCTTCAATACCGCCGGCTGCTTGTGCTTCTACTGTTTGACCAGAGAAGATTGAAGTGCCATAGTTAGCGGCTATTTTGTAAACGTTGTTACGAATAGAACCACCGACTAAAGATCTTGAGGGTTTAAACCCAAAAGCTGCGTCTTGATTTGCCATATTATTTTCCTTGTTATGTTTATGCTTTTACACATAAACGGGTTAATTGTTATTTCGTTGGTAGGGATTAACCCAGGAATCGTTAAAAAATTAACTTTTCTTTGTACCACCGAAGGTTACACGAGTTTGTCGATCACTATTGATCGGCATACTTGGATGCTGTTCCTTCATGAGGTCGTTGTCGATAGCGTCATTTTTGTCTTGTGTTTGTTTTGCAAAATACGCTTTTCTTGATTCAACTAACTCGTCAGATATCCTTGCCAGCAAAAGGCCGCCAACTCCGATCATTCCCTTGTATTTACCTTCGGTCAAAGTTGGATAATCTATTTCAGGGTATTCGTCAGCTCTCACTAATTCGTATCCTGATCTAAGTTTAGCTGACATGTTTTTCGTATCATCGAATCCCATTGTTTCAGCTCTTATCCATCTATGTTTGTACCCGTCTGGTGCAGGGGGTGAATCTAAAGATGATGGTGGAGTCCAAACTTTTTTTCGTTCTTCTTTAACTCTAGTTTGACCCGCACGTGAAGTTCTTTTTTCTGTTTCGTTTGTCATATGCCTATACTCCTTCCGTGATTTTTAATTGTTTCGCATACTCTTCTAATGGCACACCTAATTTTTTAGCGATTGTAACCTGTGACGGTGTGAGTCTCACAGTATTGCGACTAGGGTTTACACTACGCTTCGCCGAAGCGACTTGTTGTGTAGGTTTAGTCGTAACCTTTGGTTCAGTTGTACCAAATTTATGGGGAAAGTCAATACGCATTCTTTTATCTATTTCCTTATAGTATTCATCAGAAGCAGGATCCATACCTTCTTGCTCAGTTAATTTTTTATGTAAATCAAACGCTGTGTACGTCATAGCACTATCTTTACCAAACCAAGAGTTATCTTCAGCCCATTCTTCTGCTTTAGGATCGTAAGCTGCATTATTTGGTGCAATAGCTTGTTCTAAAGTTCTAGGCTGTTCTACTGATCTTTGTTTAAGTTCAGTGGCAGCTTTTCTTTTTAAAGAATTAACTCTTGCTTCTTCTACTCCTAATCTAGCTATTTGTTTTTGTGCTTCTACTTCAGATTTAATATCTCCAGCTTCTCTAGCTGAAATAAGTTTTGCTTCTGCTGCTTGTAAACCAGAAATAACTCTTCCTTCCATAGCATTTACATAACTAGGTTCTAAAGAAGAAACTTTATTTTGTAAATTTTTATGTTCAGTCTGAATATTTTTTGCATACTCTAAAGCAGCTTCTTTTTGTCTCTCTGCTTCACGCATTTTTTTAGTAAGTTTGGCTATTCTTTTCTTAACACCCTCACTATAATCTTCTACTTCTTGTTTATTTTCAATTTCTTTATTCTCTTGAACTGTTTCTTTTGTTTCAACGTTCTTGTCATCTCGAACATCCAACTGCTTGTCAGATTTCTCAGATGAATTATCGGGCTCAACACTGTTTTCAGTAACTGTTTCATTTTCTACCTC